TCTCTACACGCATAATAGCTTCTGCCATATCAATATCCATATCTTTAGCTACATTTAGAGCTTCTATTTCCATCTCTAAATAATCAATATCATCTTTAGCTTTTGCTACAGGTTTATCTTCTTCAAATAAAGTATCCCTATGTGGGTGGTATAAAGATAAAAGTTTTTGTAATACAACTTTGTTTTTAGGTACGTGTAAATATCCGTTAGTAAATATTATATGCTCTAATCTTTGTTCGCCTTTCATTTCATCAACAAAACAAGTTCTTTGATTAGATGTATACTTTAATTCTCTTTCGTAACCTTTTTCTTCATCAAAATAAAATATATTACTACCTCTTATTAAATAAGTTAACGGAGTTTTACCGTTTTTTAAATAATATAATCTATCTTTAAATTCCCAACTTGGTTTTTTATCTTCAACTTTTTTAGGTTTTGGTGTTTCAACAACTGGTGCTTCAACAACAGGTACCTCTACCTTTTCTATTTTTTGTTTTTTCTTTGCCATAATATAATATAATAAAAAATTAAAAAAAGATCGAGAGCCGAAGCTCTCGACCTTAATAATAAACTTAGTTCATTAACATAAAGTTGTTAGCACCTTGAGTGATTAAACATCTTTCTGATAAATAATGAATTTGCATAGTATCAATACCTGCAGTTGCTGCTCCAACAGAACCAGTAACCCAAGTTTTCATTTTACGAGACTCAGTTTCAGAAGCTCTAAAACGTACGTGTAAGAACGGACGCTTCATGTTTCTACCTAACATTTCATCATAAACTGAAGATACACCAGCTGGAATAACAACACCTCTAATATTAGTTACAGCGTCATTAAGAGCTCCACGAGTACCTTTATCGTTTAGATATTTAAAGTCAGACTTATAGAAGTCATAAGAACCTCTACGGAAACCAGAGAAACCTAAATTTAATGCCATATCTTCAGAGTTGTCAAACACACCGTAAGATGTACCACCAGCTCCGTAAGAATTCATTGAAGCTAGCATATCGTCTATAGCTAAGCTAGTAGAACGATCTACAAACATCATGTTTTCTTCAATAGCACCATTTTGATCAAACACAGCTAATATAGCGTCAAACTCTGCTAAATCAGTAGCAGCGTTAACACCAGTAACACCAGTAGTTTGGTGACCTCTAGTAGTAATAGCTTTGAATAAACCTTCAGTACCAGCATCAATACCAGTAGTAGAAGCATCTAAACCTAAACCACCAGAAGCATTTTCAATAGTAGAATTTGCTACAGCAAACTCAGACTCTAACATAGCCATCTCTAAATAGTCAGCGAAACGAGATCTAGTATCTCCTTCAGCTTTTAAATACCATAAGTAACCATTTTGTCCAGCTTCACCAGCAACTTCAACCCAACCGATTGCAGATGCATCAGAACCTGATACTTCGTAGTAATCTTTTAAGATGATGTGTTTGTTTTGATGAGACTTGAATTTTGGTTCGTTAGCAGATGATCTAGTGTCAGTACCTTTACCAAACTCAGATCCAACAACTAGTATTCTATAAGCTCCAGCACCAGCTGAATCAGAAAAACCAGCAGCATCAAAATCAGCTTCTGCGTAAGGTAAAGCTGTAATAGTGTTAGTAGAAACTGCGCTTACGTATCCTCTTAATGTTAAAGAAGTACTAGATACTAAAATAATATCACCAACTCTAATACCATGATCAGCACCAACAGAGTTACCATCAACATCATTTACAATTGTAAATACGTTAGCAGAAACATCTTCGTTAGTAGCTGTATAAGCTAGGTGTAATCTACCTTGCTCTGACCAAACAACTCTGTCAGCAGCAGATGGTTCTTCAGCACCTACTTGAGCTAAGAAGCCTGAAATTGTTCTTTTACCATAGATCTCAGCTTCTTTTTCCATAAGATCTGGTAAGTATTGTTGCGCCCAACCTTCAGTAGCACTTGTTGTAAAGTCTATGTAGTTAGTTTGCAACGTTTGTTTTCTTGGGGCAGCATCTATCCCCGTTGCACTTGTAATTGCCATTTTTAAATAATTTTAAATGTTATTTTCGTTTTTTAATTTTAAACTTAAAATCAGAAGAATCATCGCCTAAAACTTTAAACTTTAACCCACCAGCTTCAAAATTCTTGTGATCTTGTCTTGGTGTCATATCTACGTTTTTAGATTTAGCAACACTATCTTTCATAGCATCGGCTTTACCTTGTTCGTAAAAATGCTTGGCTACAGCATCAGCGTTCATAGCGGTATAAATTGATTTGTGATAACCTTTAGCGTCTGACATTAAACCATCTTTATTCAAAAACTTTTTGACAAAATTATTAATATCGCTTTGTTTAGATTTCACTTCATTAGCATTTTTAACATTAAATCTATATTTTTTATCTCCAACATTATATTCAAAACCTTTGAAATTGTCGTTAAAAACTTTATCAGTTTCTTTTGTAAAAAAAGATTTAGCTGCTTCAGTTGCTTTTTGAGTTTCTTCTGACTCCTTGTTATACCTGTTGAAAAAATCTACAGCTTTCTGTTGCTCTTTTGTAAGCTTACTTCCAGCTTTAATTTCTTCGTAATATTTAGACTTTTGCCTGTCTAAGTAGGCTTTAGCCTCGGCAACTTGCTCTTTTAAGGCTATTTTCTTTTTTCTAATATCTTTTTCATCATCAGCTTCGTCATCGTAAGAAAAGTTTTCTTCCATTAAAAACCCTCTTTCTTCAGCTGACAAATGAGGTTTAGTTATTTTGTAATATTCTTGTAAGACAGTTAGATTATCCATATCAGTATAATCTTGATTTAATCTTACATAATCTTCTAAACTACCACCAGTTTCTTCCATAAAGTCAACTAACTTTTGAATATTTTCTGGTAGTGGTTTGCCAGTTTCTTCAGCTTTAGCTACAGCTTCTTCTACTTCTTCAGTTAACTCTTCAACTTTTTCTTCAACTTCTTCATTTGTTATTTCTTCAATAACGGGTTGATCATCTTGAACCCCTTCTTTTCCGGCAGGTTTTTCAACTTCTGCTTCGACGTTTTCTTCACGTACTTCTTCGCTAACTTTGGATTCGTCGCGAACAGGTACCTCATCTGTGCTTTGCTCTGTAGTGGCATCTTCTTCTTTTTTTGTTTCTTCTTTTTGTATTGATGGTGGGTTATCTAAATCTACTTTAATAACAT